ATGCAGTACGGCTTCGTATAGGATGTGGTCCCGTCCGTGTATGTTACCTTGCTGCAGCTCCACAGATAGGTTCCCTCTGTTGTTGTGGGTGCCTCCGTGTACCATCCGTTGGGGGGCATTTCGCTATTGCTCAGCTCCTTATCCGATGATGCGGTGCGATACAGTACATCCACAGCCTGTATTCCGATGCCGGTGTCGCCTTTATTCCCCTTGATCTTGGCCCATGTATAGTCGCTGACAGATGTACTGTCACTTACGGTGTAATCGGTGTATGTGCCGATATATTGGCCAGGAGTCTCTCCTCCGTTTGATGTAAAGGTTTCCCCACCGTCGTCGCTGTACTTTACATGAAAATATGGCGTTTTCCCGTCCGCACCTGGTGCGCCCGGCGTTCCATCCGTTCCGTCCTTTACAGTCTGTGTGTGCGTTCCGTTTTTGTCTACGATGGTAATGGTCGTTGTGTCGCCGGATTTGGTTATGCTGACCGTTGGAGACACGCCGTCAACACCAGAGTCACCCTTTGCGCCCGTCACGCATACCGGCGTCGTAGTAGTAGGCTCAGATCCGTCGGAATATGTTACGGTGGATCTTGTCCAGATGTATGTACCAGGCTCCCATCCGGGGTAGGTGTCAGTCCACGTGCCTCCCGTAAGTTCCGTGGGAGAGTTAGATTTGTAGTAGCTCTCCGTCACGGATGCAATGGATTTGTAATCCTTCTTGATTTCATCCAGCTCCATCTGCACCGATTCTGCGGACTTTATGATGAGATCCCTTAGGTTAGCCATCCGCTGATCTGTTTCGTCACTCGTGGCCGGCTCGGCCTTCCCCACTGTCTGCACCGACCGGCTCGCCGTCTGCACAGGCAGGCTCGCCGTGCCTCCGGAGTCCAGCGCAGAAAGCGCCCAGTTTAGCTGCTCCACCATCTGGTACAGATAGCTGCGCATCTGCGCCATTTGCGTGGATGCATCCGCACTTGCCGATATATTCGGCAGCCGAATGTCAGTCACATTTCATCACTCCCCCGCTCCAGAGTTTTGGTAATGCTGTAGATCTTCGCCCCGCCGGTGCCCTCCAGCTTCAGCCGGAAGTGGTCGCAGCGGTGCGGCCGCACGGGGAACGAGAATGTGCGCAGATTCTTCCCGGTCATGTCCCACAATTTTTCCCATACCCCGGAGGAATCGTACTGAATATACACCTGCATGGTCGCGCCTGCATCCAGCGACATTCGAATCAGCATTCGCCCAACAAATTTTTTGTTCGAAATCCACTCCGGGTGGTTGCTACTGGTAGTCAGGGCCATAATGGTACCCGTCTCTGCCATCCACGAAATAGGACTTGTGTCCTTCGTCCCTCTGCCCAGCACCGTGCGGATCTTCTTGTCCGATGCATCGATGTAATACATCTCATCCTGGCAGGAGCACCACGCCTCCGCGTGGGTTGCATCCTCTTTGTGCCATGTACCCAGACGGGTGTCATACACAAACAGGCACCAGGTTCCTCCGGAATCCTTCATGCTCAGGTAATACTTATTTCGGTGTCCGCCGCCCACAGCGTCGGAATAGATTTCCCCGCCGAATGCCTCGGAAATCTCCTCTGGAAGACTACCGTCATATACGCACACGCCGCCCCTGCTCTTGTAATACAGCACCTCATTCACTATGGCCATGCTGCCTCCGCTGCCCTTCTGCACGCCTCGGCAGGTGGTGGTTTGGATTTGGAAATTGCTGGGAAATGTGCCGTATACCTTGTGCAGGCAGTTTTCTTTGAAGAATAGCGGATAGCCCAAGTGCGTGATAGCACCGGTCCACTGTCCGTCAGTTCCGCAGGATGCTGCGTAACTGTCTGTGGATATGCCCATGAAGCAATTCCAGTTCTTGAAATCCCCCAGCTTGCTGGCGTAAATCTCGTTCACCGTCTTGCCGTCCACATAGCCGTACTTGCATCCCCACAAACGATTTCCGCTCTCAATGACAAAATCCATATCCGGTACGGATCTCTTGACAGTCACAGCTCCTTCGCCCACCGTCTGATTGACCGTTGTATCCAGCAGACCTGTCACCACAATATAATCATCGTCCCTTGCCCATACGACGGCAGCACCGTTCAGTTCCATCGCTCCGGCCTTCACAATGCCGGATATGTTCACGCCGTCGTACTGCGCAAACTGCGCGCCGATGCCTGTGGCGTAGATTTTCACATAGGTGGTGGCCACCGTCGACCAAACGCCCGTGGCGGAGCTGTAGACCTTCAGGGCGTGCTGCTCTCCCGACATGTCCAGCCAGTAAGCCCCGTTGGCGGGTTTTTCCGGTGCTGTGCTCGATGCCGTGATGCTGCCATAGCTGCCGCCGTCTACCGTGCAGAGGGAAAAAGTCACATCCCCCGTTGTAACGAAGCTTGCCTCCATGCTGCCGCGGTCGCTGACTTCCGCTGTGTTGATATACTTTTTGTCCGGCAGGATGATGACATAGGCCCCCATAGAAACCAGACTTTTAGGGCAGTCCTCGGCTGCCGTGGACAGGTTCATTTCAATCCGTTTTTCATTGATAACAAATGCGCTGCCGTCCACATAGCACAATGCATCCTTGGCAATCATGCCTTGTGGATTTGTCGGTGATGCATACACTCCGCGCTGCCTGCGGGTGGTCAACAGCGGGTAGTCATCGCTGCACAGGTTCCTTTCGTCGTAAAATTCACCGTCACCTATCCGCAGATTGTGGTTGTAGCCACCGAAGACATCGATAATCTGTCTCGTGGTCGCCTGCTCGGTCAGCGTAGGATATTGCATGCCGTTCACCCCCCTTAAAAGAAATTGAACTTGTTGCCCTTAGGCATATGCGCTCTGTTGTAGAAGCGCTCGAATGCGGAGTATGCCGCATTATAGGTCGTGACCGTGTTGTTATACCGGCCATACTCGCCATTGTGATAGTCGATGCGGGACTCCAGCCAGTACAGATAGATCTCGTCGTAGGGAGCCTTGACCAGCAGCTCCGTGTCATCGGGAGTATCGTTGTTGTAGCCTGTGAAGGTGATATCCTCGCCATCCTCGTGGGTGTCGATGATATTCTTCTTTATGGCTCCGTCCAGATTGCTGAGCCAACCGATCTTGTCGAGATAGGTGTAGCTGTTAGGCTTCAGCTCATCGATCCTATTGATGGCCTCAATAATGGTCATCGCGTATCCCTCCATTCAACAAATGGGGAGCGTGCAGCCCCCCATTCCTTTTACTTTGCGTGTGCGTCCTCGAAGTCAACGATGGTCGAGAACATCTCTTCCTGATGCTGCAGCACCTCGGCCACGCACTCAGGGACTTCCACAGCTACGCCGCGCTTGATCTGCCAAGTGCGCATGTTCACGCTGACGAAGACATCTTCCTGATCCTTGCGCTCGCGGGGCAATTTGATGGTCACCATCTTCTCACCGGCGGGAGCGGTCTTCTTGGTAGTAGATTCAGCCATTGTAAATTCCTCCTTAATGGCACAGGGGGAGGGAGTTACCCCTCCCCCAAGTGATTAGTTGGCGGCGGTGTCAGCGAAGTCAGCGACCTTGCTCTCAACACGCACCAGATAGTTGGGGATCAGCAGCTCAGCAGTCTTGATGGCCTTCCAGCCGATGCTGGAGCGCTGGTCCAGAGGATCTGCGGTACCGGCAGAACCCTTCTGCTTGATGATGGTCTGCAGGCCACCACCGGTGATCTCGGTAACGCCGTAAGCGTTTGCACCCATGATCAGAGTACCGAACACGCCGCCGTCATAGACCTTGGCTTCAGTGGTCTCCACGAAGCGCACGCCAGCGATCTCACCGATCTCACCGGTGAACAGGTTGTCGGGCTGAGCGTACTTGTGAGCGTCGATCCACTCAGGGTCACGCATCAGGGAATACGCTACATAGGGGTGGATGATGGCCACATACTTGCCGTTGATGGTGGGCGCGTTCTGACCCTTCAGCTTGGCCACGACCTGCTGCACGACCTTAACGGTGAGCTGGCAGGTGGCATCCAGACCAGCCCGGGAAGTTACCTCGTCGCCGTTAGACTTGGGGCAGTAGGTAACATTGGTACCGGACTGCAGGACATTGCGGGTCACGGTGTCCAGAGTCAGACCAGCCTGACGGCCCAGAATCTTGGTGGCCTCCACGATGGTGTTGTCGATGGAGGTCAGCTCCAGAACATCGGACTGGGTGATGTAGTCGCCGTACTGCGCCACAGTGGCGGTGACGGCGGTTACATTCAGGCTCTTGCCGTCAGGGGTCACGCCTTCAGTCAGAGGAGTGGTAGCCTTGGGCAGAGAGGCGAACTTACGGAACTCGATGGTCTTGCCACCGTTCATGGGGATGGGGCGCTTCTGGGCGAACTGGTCGTGAACCAGAGCGGCCTGTGCCTCATCCAGCAGGGTCATGTCGTAGAAGGTCTTGTTTTCTGCGGACAGGCCCGACAGCAGAGTTGTCTGCACCTGGTTGGCAAACACCTGCAGGTTGATCATCATGATATCGAACATAGTATTATCTCCTTTCATCGTAAGCGGATGAGGAGATATCGGTCAGCTTAACCGAAGCTGATCTTCTCTCCTCGTTGTACGCGGCGGATGATCTCGTCTCTATCCGCCTTGGAGAGCTGTGACACATCGCTCTTGACTCTCGCAGCGCTCTGGGAGGAAATACCATTCTCGACAGGTCTTGCGCCACCGGCAGCGATCTTCTTGGCGAGCTTCTGCTCCACTGTCTTGGCAGTGTACTGCATGGCGGCAGGGAGTATCTCGTCTTTGTGCAGCACCTCAAAGGCGGTGCGCACATCCACATTGCTGCGCAGTAGGTTGACGAACTGGGGGTTCTGCATCTCCGCTTCGAGATTGAAGGAGGGATATACGGCCTTAGCCTGCTGTGCCTGATCCATCCACGCGGCGTACAGCTTGGCGGCGTTCTCCTGCGTGGCCTTCTCATTCATCTGCCGCTTCAGCTCGGCATTCTCTCGCTCCATCTTGCGGATCTCTTTGAGCTGCTGGACGCTGATGCCCTTCTCCATGGCCTCGTCCTCGTAGTATGCGTCATCCTCCTCAATAGCTTTACTCAGCCCATCGATGTCGGAGGCGTCTACGCCGTACTTACGAGACAGCATGTCCAGCATAGGAGACATGGCGTTGAACTTGTCAACCGTCTCCTGCGTACTCTTCAGTCGCTTCTGAATGGTGTCCTGCACCCTCTGGTTATACAGATCCTTGTACTCACCGCGGATGAGCTTCTCGAACTCTGCATTCCGGTCAGGTGTCGCTGCGTCCTGCACCTCGGCGGCAGGTGCGCCCTCGGTCATAATGCCATACTGGACATCGGCCAGAGGGTTTTTAGCGCCCTTAGTCTGAGGTGCGGCGGCCACCCCTGTTACGCCCGTTGCTCCCTCTGCTCCGGTGCCACCATCTCCGCCACCCTCAGCGAGGAACTGGAGATCGAGCTTCAGGATATCGTTGTTCATCATAGGATTGCTCCTTTCAGCCCGTCAGGAGGGCAAGTCCGTGTCTGTCCGTCAGGTGGACGAGTCCTTTGTCAATGGCTCTCTTGAGCCAGATCAAATGATTTAAGCTCCACGAACTGTGGATAGTTGTGGGCCAGCAGGGAGAACCCTACCTGCGCCACGAAGAAGGTGTGCAGTGCCTCAGCATAGCTGTCATCCTTAGGCTTCACCACGATGGTGGCATTGCCGTCTGCGATATCGATGCGAGGCTTCTTGCGCAGACCGCCATCTGCATACATGTACTGCGCCGTCTGCGCCACTGTATACGCCAGAATGGAGGCGGCGGAACAGATGATGTCCTGTCCCTTATTCGCCGCTCCTGCGTGGCCAGAGAGCTTCAGAGAGATGCTCCCGCTGCTCTTGTCGGTGTAAAATGCTGCTTGGATCATATGCAGCCTCCTTAGGTGGGACTCGTAGAGTCAGCCACACGCTGTCTGGCCTTCTTAGTGTTGGCAGCCTCGCCGCCGCCGTCGCCACCCAGCGCTTCAGTCTTTTCCACAGTCTCCTCGGCAGACTCCTCAGTGCCACCGGCAACGCCCGGTGCCATCTGCTGCTGCATCATCATCATTGCGGCCTTGTACATCATGCCGTTCTGTGCGATGCGCTGCATGATGCCCTGCTTGCGGTCAAAGTCCATCATCTCCAAGCACGCCAGCGCCTGATCAGACATCTGGGGATTGAAGAAGCCTGCGCCGAAGAACTGCAGCGCCAGCTCGTTCTGACTCATCTTGGAGTAAGGGCTTGCCTTCTGCGCTGTGATCTCTACATCGAAGAGAGGCAGACGGTATCCCATGTCCACGCCCATCTCAATGCCCTGCATCTGGGGCTGGAGGTTGGCGTTGGAATACTCCACGAATCGAGCGGTGCCGTTCTCACCCATAATGCGGAAGCATCTGGGCAGGTCATAGAACTGGCGAATCAGCTCGATCACCATCAGAACTACCTTGCGGAAGGCTCTGTAGGAAGCCTTGTTGTGGTCTCTGGAGAGCTTGCTGCCTGCCTCCTGCATAGCTGCGATGGCAGAGGCAGCCGTCACGCCGGAGGTGGTGCCGCCGGTGGAGATGTCTCGGTTACCCGTGGTCTCCTTCAGCTCGTCGATCTTGTCGTGCAGCACCTCGATGTAGACATTGTTCAGGGGCTTGCCCTGTACAGGTAGGATAGAGTCCTGACCCAGCGAGCCATCCACATGGATGAAGTCCTTGGTGGTGTCAGCGTACTCTGCCTCATTCACGCTGCCGTCGCTGCGGATGAAGTGACGAGGCTTAGCGTTGGCCAGCATATTCTGCATGATGGCCTGATTCGCTCTGTCGATGTATGCCTGCGTGTCCTTACCCACATCGATGTAGCCAAAGCCACAGGGCGTGCCTTCCATGCTGAACAGAGGGTCAAAGACGAAGGGATACTGGCCGTGGTCATACCAGCCACGCTCTGCCATCTCAGGGTCGTTCTCTGTAGCGAACAGCACCACATCGTTGACATACTTGCAGTAGTGCAGGACATTTCTGCCGTTTTGCCGCTTCTTGTAGTACCAGTCCACCACAGCGCTCTTGGTGGAGGTGTCCACCGTGTCATCGTAGACATACTTGCTCAGGTCGATGCTGGAGGAACTGAGCTTACCGCGAAGCTGTGGATACTCCTGCTCCAGCAGGTCATTGTCAGCCAGCTCCACATGGAACAGATGCCGGGATCTCTGGATATCAGTGATACCCGGCTCCCAGAACAGGTTGATAAGGTCAGCCTTCAGGATGGAGATGTCGCCCAGTCCGTTCATCTTCTCGTTGTCCCAGAAGATGCCGTATACACCGGTGCCGGACTTCAGGCGATAGTCCTGTACATTGTCGTAGGTCTCCTCGAAATCGTTCTGCTCAAGGATCACAGGGATAATGGAGCTGAGCATCTCCGCCTCGCCCTTGTCACCCTCCTCACGGGGCAGGATGTTGGGGGAAGGGAAGTTGTCCATAGCGTCAGCATGCTTATTGGCCAGAGAGTTGAAGAGCCATGCGCTGGTGGGCTGCACCTGCTGCTTCTTGTCTCTCATGCACTCCCAGTGCCGGAGCTTGTACCACTGCTCATTGTCAATGATGCGCTGCTCCAGATTGGCCTTTCCCTGCTTGTACTTCTGCAGCGTGTTGTTGGCCTCGCGGATCTGCTCCACGCCAATACGCGCAGCCAGAGCGCTGAAGCCGTCCTGTACGCCAGCAACTGCAGGGGAGGGGAGACTGCCCTGCCGCATAGCCATCATTCGCTGTGCCTCATCCTGCGCTTCAGGGCGGGGCGCTGACTGACGATGCATCTGCATCTCGTCCAGCGTCTGAGGCTTCCGCTCTTCAGGTTTCTTAATCTCTGCCATTACTCTCCTCCTATAATCTCCATCCTCGGTCTCTTGGTAGCGCTCATCACATCTGCCTTGGGAATATCGAGGAAGAGGTTCATCGGGTTAGTTGCGTATTCATCCGGTGTCGGTGCCATACGCGGCTTGATGGGCCGTGACATACAGAAATACCGGCTCTCGTCGGCCACATGGTCCTCACCATCAGTGTCCAGATCCTCCACCTTATGCTCATCGTAGAGCAGCATGGGGATGGTTCTGATAAATGCCTTACAGTTGCTGAAGATGTACATCATAGGGAAGCCATTCTCATCGAAGGCCAGTCTGTAATGCACCTGCAGCCATCCCGGCAGACGCTTGTTGTCGCCTGGCGAGAAATGCACATAGTGGCGTGCTGCCACCTCTGCTATAGACTCACCGGTCTCAGCATCCCAGATAGCAGGGTCTGCCACACCGATGATCTTCTTATCCTTCAGCCATCTATGCTCTGTCTCAATGCGGTGGATCTCGCTGAACACCTTGTCCGGTGTCCACTTCACACCTTCGTTGGGAGTCTGGGTGCAGCCATACAGCTCCAGTATGCGGTAGGCAACACCGTCGGTATCGATAGCCCACCAGCCGCAGGAGAAGGGCTTTGCATATCCCCAGTCAAAGCTGCGGTAGATCTTCCAGTTGTCAGGGATCTCAAAGGGATCAATGACATGGGTGAAGGTTCTGTCCTTGTAATGCTCAGGTCTATCCACAAAGTCCTCAAAGAACTGACCCTCGAAGATATCCCAGCTACCATGGAGCCACGCCTCACGCAGCTTTGGAGGAAGTGCCTCCAATTCGGCCACATACTCCGGGTTGGTCTCCATCATTGCCTTGTTGTCCTGCACCAGAGCCTGTGTGAAGCTGTAGTTCTCAGGAATCTCTTTATCCTCATACTGTCTTGTGATGAACAGACGCTTGATGTAGTTGTGACTCACGCCGCCGGGGTTGCAGGTGTAGTAGGTTCTCTTGGGCAGTCCGTTGGGCTGACGCACAGCAAGGTTGATCTTCTTGATCCACTCTTCCTTGAGCTGCGTAGCCTCATCTATGAAGATGACATCATACTCAGCGCCCTGATACTGGTCCAGGTCACTGTCATTGGCACAGTAGCCAAACCAGATGGTGCTGCCATTGGAGAAGGTGAACACCTTGTCCGTCTTGTTATATCGCGCCACCTCACGAGGAATCATGGCCTGCAGCGGCACGATGTGGTTGTTGATAAGCTCTCTGTATGTCCTACGCACGATCAGGATCTTGATGCCCGGCCAGCGCATACTCAGCAGGAAGGCTTTGACGCGCACAGCCCAGCTCTTGCCGCCACCTCTGGCTCCACCATAGGCCACATGGCGATGCTGGTCTGCAAGAAAGAGCTTCTGCTTGTCATTAGGCTCTGGGATGGTGATGCTCACTTGCTCCATGTGTCCTCACCACCCTCGATCTGGATGACCACCTTGTTGGGGCCGCTATCCTCACGCTCAGCCTCTTTGAGCAGCTTAGCGATGCGAGCCTCCTGCTCTCTGAGGTCAGCATCGCTCTTGATGCCCTTAATCTCCTTGATGTCCCTCAATACACCGGAGATGTGCTTCATGCTCTGTGTGGTTACCGGCATGTCCTCGGTCATCGCCATGAACTCCATCACCTTGTCCAGCAGCAAGTCTGCCGCATCGTCAAGTCGTGATGCTCTGTCTACCTGCTTGCGTTCAACAGCGTGTTGCGCTTTTGTTTGCACTGTGTTTGTATGCTGTTTGCGTAGCTGTTGCCAGCCTTCCTTTTTCGCCTTTTTGGCGATGTTGGTGTAGTGAACGCCGTATTTCTGCGAAAGCTCACGGTAGCTTGCGTCTGGGTTTGTCACATATTCTGTTTTGATCTTTGCCCAATCAGCCGCCATAAGCCTCCCTCCTTACTTGATAGTTCTATGATACAATGACACCCCCTTTACACCGAACCCCCCCTAAAATGCGCAAAAAAAGAGAGGGCCGAAGCCCTCCTTTGGTCCTTCTTATTCATCTTCTTCTGGCTTATATTCCTCAGGCCAGTCTATCGTGATGCCGTAGACAGCGTCAACCTTGTCGCCTTCCTCTACAGCCTCTTTTACGCGCTCATCATACTCCAGCAGCTCGCCGGTGATCTGGTCAACAGCTTTAGCGTACACCTTGTCGTAGATATCCTTGACATCCACGCAGCTCTCGAAGCGCATCTCCCAGAATAGCCCAGTCGCCATCCTACGCAGTCTCGCAGCCTCCTCATCAGTCAGCCCTACGCTCACAACAGTCTCTCCGTAGTCACCTCTGCCAAACTCGCACTGCGCCACAAACTCTACCACCTGCATAGCTGCTCCTTTCTGGAGGCTCTTGGCCTCCCGCTAATATACCTGTATGATAGCACATCCGCACCTGCCATTCAAGGTCAGGTCTCCAATATCTTGATACCCTTCAGGTACAGCATCAGCTTGCGCTTGATGACATAGTCAGCAGTCCGCACGCCCTTAGCGTCTTCCACCACTTGCTTGCCGTCATGCATATATACGAAGTCAGCCACATACACAACAGACCTCTCTACGCATCGCTTGCCGTCCTTCAAACGCTTGCCCTTCTTGCCGTACCGCTCATACGACTCCCACTGTGCAGGGATCAGTTCAAACGGGACCTGACGCTGCAAGTCGCTGATAACCCCAGCCCTTTGCAACAGGTTC